GCCCATTCTTCGGCGCTGCCGGGGGGCAGGCCCAGGATGGCGTTGACGGCGTTGAGGTCAATGCCCTCTTGCCGGGCGGCGTTGTAGATGTCGACCGGGTCGCCGCCGGCGCCGACGTGGGCATAGTCGGCGTCGTGCAGGGTCTGCGCGGTCCAGGTGTTGCCGCTCAAGCCTTGAATCGTCCAGTCAGACAGGCTGGTGGCACCCGATTGGGCCGCGCCGATGGCGCCGGCGCTGCTGATGTAGCCCAGCGAGGTGCCGGTGTCGATCAACTGGTTGCGCGGGGCCGTGGCCAGTTTGCCGGCGTCGATGGTCTGGCCGCCGGCCAACTGGTTGAGGCTGGCGGCAAGGATTTGCCGCTGCACGCTTTCAAGCCCCAGGGTGGCGTCGGTCAGACTCTGCATGGCGTCGGCCACACTCAATAGGGTGGTGTCGATGCCCAGGCTGGCGTCGACCAGGTCGCGGGCGGCTTGCAGTTGTGCATTGAAGCCTTCGTCGATGGCTTTTTCGAGGTCATCCAGGCCTTTTAACTGGTCTTCCAGCACGCCCAGTTGCCGTTTATCGACACTCAGCGCGGCATCGGTGAGGTCGGCCAGTGCGCCAACTTCTGCGGCGGTGCGGGCGGCGTCGCGCAGGTAATCGGTGCGGGTGGCAAACTGGTCGCTGGCGTCTTGCGTGAGGGTGCTGAGCGCATTGCGCAGGCTGTCGGCATCCGGCAGCAGGCCGCCGGCGCGGGCGATGGCCAGGGCGGCGGTGATCTGGGCGCGCGCGGCATCACGCGCCAGCGTGGGCGAGGCCACCGGGCGCAGTTGCTCAAGCGCCGTGCGCAGGCTGCCTGACAGGTCGCGGAGCTTTTCCAGGCCGGGGGTGAGCGCGTCGATGCTGGCCTGGGTGGCTTCGCGGCGTGCTTTGATGTCATCCAGTTGCTGGTCGCGCTGTGCTTCCAGGGCGCGCTCAACCGTGCCCAGTGCGGCCTGCACGCGGTCTGTCCAGGCGCTGCCCAGGGTGTCCAGGCCTTGCAGATGGCGGGCCAGTTTGTCGGCGGCCTGGGTAGCATCCTCGGTGGCGATGGCCGCGTCTTTCATCGCGGTTTCCCAGCGGTCGACGGCGGCGATGTTGTCGTCGGTGGCCTGACCCAGATCGAGCAGTTGATCACGGTATTCGGTGGCCTGGTCGCCGATTTCGAGCAGGCTGCGCTCCAGTTCGGAGAGGCCCATGCGGGCGATTTCCTGATCCAGACCGGCAACCAGGGCAATGGCATCAGCCAGGTTGCGGGCGGCTTCGGCGGCTTCGGCTTCGGCCTGGCGGGCTGCGGTGGCGGAGGCATCGGCCACTTCGGCAAAGGCCGGGGCGAGGCTCATCAGCGCGGCGAAGGTTTCTTGCCCGGACGCGGCAGTCAGATCCAGTGCTTCGACCATGGCGCGGAACTCGGCCTTGGTCTGCGGCAGGGTAGTGTAGCCCAGGTTGGCCATGGCCGTGGTCAGTTGCTGCGTGGACTCAGCCAGCCGCTCCTGCTCGGTGTAAAACGCCTGGTAGTAGGCCTCGGTCGCTTGTGTGAGGTTTTGCAGGCCGCCGAAGGCGTCGGCCAAGCCGCTGGCGGCGTCGGCGCCGGCGAGCGACACATCCAGCATGGTGAGGTTGAGTGTGTCCAAAACGCCGTTGACGCCGACCAGGCTGCCGGAAAGTCTGGTGAGCGCTTCCATCGCGGTTTCGCCGGCGCGGGTGACGCTGGAGAGATCAAACGTGCCGGCCATGGCCTCGGCCACGTTGCCGAACAGGTCGGCGATGGCCTGGTTGATCTGCTCCTCATTCATGCCCTTGAAGTTGAGCCGGCCGATGCTGTAGGTGAAGGTCTCCAGTTGCTCGGTAGCCAGGCCGAGCGTGGCGCCCATGCCGGTGACCGAGGCGCGCAGGGCGAGGTATTGGTTATCGAGCGCGGCATCGACCTCGGCGTCCATGTCGCGATATTTGGTTTTATTGCTGCGGAACAGGCCGCCCTTGTAGAACTCGTACTGGTTGCCTTCAAAGCCAGTGGCGCCGAATGTGCCGGTGATGCCTGCGGAATCGAGCTTGCGGCCGAAGAGGCGGTTGACCACGCCGCCAATCGCACCGCCAATGGCAGCACCGATGGGGCCGCCGATGGCCGCGCCAATGGCGGTGCCGGCGCCGGTGGCGATGTTGCCGTTCTTGCCGATGGCGCTGTATCCGCCGGAAATCATGTTGCCGACGAACATGCCAACGGCAGCGCCGCCGAGGTAGCTGGCGGCGGTGGAGAGTGCGCCGCCCATGGCGGACACCGAATAGCCGCCCATGCCTTGCGCGTTGAGCATGGCGGCCTGTTGCGAGCCGGCCAGCACGGTGCTGCCCATGCTGCCGCCCTGCGCCAGCATCGTGGCGTAGCTGCCCACCGTGCTGCCGATGTTGGCAAACCCGGTGCTGACCATGTTGTAGATCGAGTTGAGGCTAGACAGGTTGGACAGCGTGCCCAGCGTGCCGCCACCGCTTGCCGATGCGCCGCCCGAGAACACGCTGGCCATGGCGCCCGATACCGGGGCCAGAATGGCGCGGATGGTGGGTTGCAGCACCATCGTCTTGAATGTGTTGATCAGGGTGTTTTTTAGCGCTTCGGCAAAGCCTTTGCCATTTTCAAAGGCCCGCATCAGGGCGTCGGTGAGGCTGCGGTTGATGTCGTCTGCGGCGCGCGCCCATTCGGCGCTGGCGCGTTCGGCTTCGTCGGCGGGGAGGAACCGGCCCTTGTTGTCGCGGTAGGATTTTTTGATCTTGTTGCTGACGGTGTCCACGCCGGCGGCGGCGTCGGCCAGGCCGGTTTTCATGCCTTCGGTGGCCTCGGCTACGGCGCGGCCGTAGGTGTCCCAGGTGATCACGCCGGCTTGCAGGAGGCGGTCGTAGTTCGCCATTTCATCCATGGCGATTTCGATATCGGTGCGGAAGCGTTGCGCGACGCGGGCGCCTTCTTCTTCCAGCTTGCGGCGGTCTTCGGCCATGGCCTTGGCCAGCGCGGCCTCGTCGCCCAGGGTGTCTTTCAGCCAGTTGGCGGTGAGCTTGTCCTTGACGGCATAGAGCGCGGCGCCGCCGAGCTTGCTGGCGGCCTCGGCCACGGTCTTTACTTTATCCAGGATGCCGATGCGCAGGCCTTCGCCGGCCATTTCGCCGACCAGCATGAACTGGCGCGAGGGCGAGCGGATGCCCAGCACGTCCTTGATGCTGTTGAGCATGTCCGTGCCCAGGCCTTTGATCTTGCCGATGATTTCCTTGTATTTCTCCTGGATGCCGTTGAGCAGGCCTTGCATGATCTCGCGGCCAACCTGCATCCACTTGGCGCCTTCGTTTTTGAGGTAGGCCAGGGCCTCGGTGAGTTTCTGGCCGATGCCCAGCGCGCCTTTCAGGCCGTCGGCGATGCCTTGGCGAAGCGCCGCAATAAGTTCTGCGCCGGCGGCTTTCCAGCGTTCCCACATGGCGGAGAGTTCTTCGGGCAGGCGGGATAGCGATTGCACGATGTCGTAGACGGCGCCGCCGATCTTCTCGCCAACCTTGTCCAGGCCGATGTAGTTGCCGAATTCATACGCAGCGTAACCTGCCGCGCCGAGGCCAAGCACTGTTAGCACGATTGGGTTTGCCATCAGGAATGCGGCAAGGCCTTTAAGGGCTGTGCTGACAGCGCCAATCGCGGTAATGATGCTGCCAATGCCGGCAATGGCTGCGCCACCCACCACGGCGCCGGCGGTGCCGTAAATCAACCACTTGGCCAGGTCCGGGTTGTTGTTGGCCCAGTCGGCAATGCTGGTCAACGTGCTGAGGATGGATTTCATGGCCTCGCCATCGTTGATGCTGGTGCTGGCCGAAATCTTGAACTTGTCAATTTGCGCCGAGGCGGACTGCATGGCGGTGGCGAAGTCCTGTGCGGCCACGCCATTGGCGGCCAGCGCTTCGTCGCGGATCTGCTTGTAGTCGTCCAGGTCGCGCAGCATGCCCTGGATGAAGGCGCCGGCCTGTACGTCGGAGAACAGCGCGGCCACCTTGGCCGTGTCGCCGTTGGTCAATTTCTTGATGGCCTCGGCCATGTAGCCCAGATAGTCGCCGGAGGCCTTGGCTTCGGTCTTGAGTTGCTCAAGATCAACGCCCATATCCTCGAACGCCTTGTAGGTGACTTTGGCGTTGAGCTTGCCGAGGAAGTTGTCCAGGTTGGTGGCGGCCTGAGCGGCGTCGCCGGTGCCACGGCGGGCAATCTGGGCGGCGGCGGCCAGGCTGGCCAGCGAATCCTGACCGGCCATGCCGAGGTTGCTGGCCGAGGCGGTGATCTTGTCGAAGTCGCCCGCCATGTCGCGCAATTCAAAGGCGCCGGCTTTCCCGGATTGCGCCATGATGTCAAGCGACTTGGCGACTTCATCTACCGGGATTTTGAGCTTACTGAACGAGGCCTGCGCGGCACTGGCCATGTCCTGAATATCGGCACCGGCGGCGGTGGCGGCCTGGCCGATGGGTTTGAGCATGGCTGCGGCGGCCTTGGGGTCGATGCCCTTGGCCACCATGTCGTTGAAGGCGGCGGTGACGCGCTCTTGTGTCTGGTTGGTTTCGCGCGCGATCTGGTTGACGGCAATCGTCCATTCGCCAACCATGGCGCGGGCCTTTTCGCCTGCAAAGCCGGCGGTATTGGCGATGCCGTAAAGCGCCTTTTCCATGTCCACGGCGCCGGACACCAGACTGCCCATGTCCAGATCCATGCGGGACAATGCCGCCTGGCCGGCCAGACCGATGCCGCCGACACGGGTGCCGAGTTGCTCCAGGTTCTGCCCGATGGCCTTGGCCTTGGCGCCGAAGTTGTCGAGCTTCTTTTCGGCGGCGCCCAGCGGGCCTGAAAGCTGGTCAACCGCCGTGAGCAGGATCTTGATCTGGTTGTCCATCATCGTCAGCTTTTCGCTTTCGCCTTTTCTGCCATCACGTCCAGGGCCGCGCGTTCCATGACGCGGATCTCGTCAAACCGCTCGCGCCGGTGTTCGGGCGCGGTGTCCTGCATATCCATCACCACGGGCAGGGCGGTGTAGTCCAGCCCGGTGGCGCCGCCCATGCCTACACGCCATTGCGTGGAGATGGCCGAAAACAATTCCAGTGCCGCCCAATTTTCTGGCCAGACCTCGACGGCCGTGGCCTCGGCGCTGAAGCTCCCGGCGACGGCGGCCGGGATGCCGAGCAGTTGCAAATCGTCCTGGCTGCCGCCCGCGCCTTCGTACATCCGGCGCGCGACGGCGGTCAGTTTTTTGCCTTGGCCTCCAGGGCTTCTGCGCGGAACGCCTCGAAAATCGCCATGGCGGCCTGGGGGTAGTTGTCGAGCAGGGCGGAGAAGTTCTCGCGGTTGTATTCCGCATCCACACCGCGCCAATTCAGCACGATTTCGCCCAGGGCGTCGTCGTCCTTGCGGCCATCCAGGCCTTCAAAAAACTGCTTGATGCCCTCGCGGCCAAGCCACTTAAATTCAATTTCCAGCTTTGCCGGCTTGGATTCGCCTGGCACGCTGATCTGGGCAGTGGCCCAGAAGGTTGGTTTGTTTTGCAGTTTGAACATGGTTTTCCCCGGTTAAAAATGGTCCCCGAGCTTTGGTGTCCATCCAGCATGGACACCCGGGGAGAATGCCGGCAGGTTCATAAGGCCTGCCGCGCTGGATGAACGCAGTGCGTGTGTTAGGGGCTTTCCCTCACCCTACCCTCTCCCGGTGGGAGAGGGTTCTAGTTTGAGGGGGTTACTAGCCCCCAGCCCCTAGCCCCTAATCCCTATCACGGGTAGATATAACGAACGCGGCTGGCGGCGGAAATCGTGAACGTGGTCTGCATCACGCTGTTGATGTCTTGCACGTTGGGCAGGCCAGACGAGGCGATGTAGCCGAAGAAGAGCATCTCCAACCCATCCGGCAGCAGGATCTTGAACGCGCGCTTTTCGGAGGCGTCCGATGCAGCCAGGACCGCCATCGAAGCGGCGTCGGCCGGGTCCCAGATGCTGGGGATCTCGATGGTCATGCCGGACTTGGTGGTCGGCATGCGGCGGGTCATCTTGTCCCACAGGTAGGTGTACTCGGCAAACTGCTGCTCGCCGCCTGTGATGGAGAAGCCGGTTGCGGCGGTGATCTCGGTGTCAATGGTGACCGGGGCCACACTGCCAGCCGAGAACGTGCCATAGCCCGTGGTGTTCTGGTCTTCCAGGATGAAGGTGTTGGCGCCGGTGTCCACCGTGCCAATCTTGACCAGCGCGTCTTCCAGCTCGGTCATGCCGAACAGGTCGGTCAACGCGGCGTAGTTGCCGATGGTAAAGTTGTCGGTGCCTGAATAGGTCAACACGCCGGGGTTGGCCTTGCTGATGGCGGTGATATCCTGCTTGGTGCCGGCGGCGGCCGAGGCCATGTAGATCTTGGTGCCGGAAGGGGTGCGAACGGTAGCCATTGAAATGCTCCTTGATAATTACAGTGAATCGGGGGTGGCGGATGCGGCGTGGTACTGGAGCCTGAATCGGTGCCGCTTGATGCCGACCGGCTGATCTTCTTCAAAATCCATCATCATTCCGGCATAGACCGGGTAGAGCGTGCGGCCGGCGACGGTGATGCCGCTGGCGAGCGCGATTTCGATTTCCTGGCCGATCTGGTCGAGCGTGTCGTCGAGGTTCACGCCCGTCTTGGCGCATGCCTCAACCATTAAACCGAGCGTGCGCTGGCGCCATTGGCCCAGCAGGCCGGACTGCTCAACCTCTTCGTCATCCGTAAATAAACGGATGGCGGGCAGGTCGGTGGCGGTGAGCGGCCAGGTGCGGTTGGCGAACACGCGGCTGCCGGTGGTGGTCAAGCCGGTCAATGCGGTTTTGAACGCATCGCGGATCTGCTTGTGCAGGTGGTCAGCCATGCTCAGCGCTCCAGCACCAGGCGGGTGAGGCCGGTGCCGTCGGGTTCGACGACGCGCACGGTGTGGTTGTTGCCGCCGATGTTGATCACGCTGCCATAGCTCAAGCCGGACACATCGCTTGTCCGCGCGGTAAAGCTGGGCTCGCTGCCGGCCACGCCCAAAACCTCGGAGTAGCCGTTATCGAAAATCCCGCGCACCACCGCCGTGCTGGGGAGCGTGGCGGCGGCGTTGGACAGGTGCCAGAGCACCGCGTCGTTGGCGCGGGTTTCGAGGGCGGCGAAGTCAGGCATGGCCGGCGGCGGCTAGGCTTGGGTCATTGCTTAGGCGACGGTGCCGGGCACGCCGGTGAACTTGACCAGCATGCTGGTCACGCCATTGCCGGCCGCTTCCCAGGCCACGGCGGCGCCGCCGGAGACGTCGCCAGTGGCGGGCGTTGCGGCATTGTCGTCAAAGGCAGCGGCAGAGGCGTCCCATACGAGGTTTTCACCGGCGGCGATGACGGCGGCGGAGACCTTGGGCACTTCAAACACGCCGCTGATCTGCACTTCGCCGGTGGCGCCGTTGGCGATGTCTTTGAGCGCGACGCCGAGGATTTTGCCGACTCGGACGACCTGTCCAGAGACGATGTCGGCGCCGGCCGTGTGGATGATCACTTCACCGGGTTGACGGTAGTTAGTAGCCATTTAGATGTTCCTTTCAGGTTTGGAGATGGGTGAGGGTGAGGTTTATGCCCTCACCCAATCCGTTGATCGGTTAAACGCCGGCGTTGGTGACCGCGCCACGGTAGTCGACAGCGGCAATGCCGTAGTCGAGGCGGACTTTGTACTGCGCGCCGTCCACGTCGAAGCCGTCCTGCACTTCCAGGTAGGGGTCTTGCGCGCCATCCAGGAAGGCCACCTCGATCACCGGCGCGTCCATCGGGTCGGCAAAGGCGTAGAAGCGGGTGCCTGACAAGCGTGGAGAATCGACCACATCCGAGAACAGGCCGCGCACCATGTTGGGCTTTTGCAGCTTGTTGCTGGTGTCGGGGTCGTATTCGGCACTGTTCAGCACGCGCGCGGTGCCGCCGGATGCCATGGGCACAAGCAGCACGCCTGGGCGCAGGTCGAGGTAGTCATTGCCGGAGACATCAAGCTGGCTTGCCATCTTGACGCGGGCGTCCTCGATGCTGGTGACGCTCAATGCGCCGGCGCTGCCGATGTTGCCGTGGTCGGCATGGAACAGGGTCTTGGTGTCGCCCATTACCGGGCCAAGGCCTGCATTCAGGGCCAGCAGTGCGTAAACGTCAGCCTCAACCGTGCGGGCTGCGGCGCGGCCCAGGCTGTTGGCCAGGCCAACGAAGGCGCCCAGGTCGTCATTGATGATGGCCTGACGCGACAGGTTGATGATGTTGCCCTTGGTGGAGGCCTGGATGCTGGCCTTCTCGCCATCGGGGATGGACTTGTTCATAAACTCGCCCAGCTCGTTGACGGCCTCGAGGTTGCCGAAGCTGCCGGTGCGGTAGCGGTTGTGGGCGCGGAAGTCAGACACCGAGCCGGTCGCGCAGAAGCGGTTCCAGGTCAGCGCGGCGGCGGCATACGCGCCTTGCAGCGTCTTGTGCATGGCGTTTTCAAGCAGCACGGGGAAGTCGCTGGTGCTGGTGGTGAAGGCGGCGGCAACGATTTCCATCTGGCTCTTGCCGCGTGTGTCCACGCCGGCGCGCTCCAGGGAGGCGCGGGCCATGTCCAGCAGCTTGGCGCCACGGAACGGGTTGGCGGATTGTGCGCGGATCACGTCGCGGTTTTTCTCGACACCGGCGCGCACCAGGATGGATTCCACGGCGGCGGCGCGGGCCTTGTCGGTCTCGTCTTCCAGTGTCTCAACGCGGGGCGCGGAGCCGGCGGCGTTGGCGGGGGCGGCGTCCTTGCCGATTTCGGCCAGCAGTTTGGCCTGAATGTCGGCCACGGTCAGCGCCGGGTCGGCCAGCACTTCGGTTTGCAAGGCGGCCACGCCTTCACGGCTGGCAAACGGTTTGAACATGGCCAGCACTTCGGCGTTCATTTCCTTGGTGCGGGCAAAGGGTACGGCGGCGGTCGCCGGGGTGACTGCTTCGGGCATGGTCTGCTCCTTGGTGGGTTTGGCGACGGCCTGGGCCGCCTGGGGGGTTGCTGCGGATGCAAAACGGGAAAGGTCAAACGATTGCGCCAGCGAGGCGGCAATCTTCATGGGTTCTGAAATGGCGTCGGCAAAACCGGCATCCAGCGCTTCTTGCGCGGAAAGCCAGTGATCCTTTCCATCCAGGTAATCGGCCAGGATGGTGTCGGTAGCCAGGCCGGATTTGTCGGCGTAAGCGCCGGCCATGGCGGCGGCGTAGCGGTCCAGCACGTCGGCCTGCTCGCGCAGTTCGGCGGCGTTGCCCATGGCAAACGACCAGGGCGCGTGGATCATCATCTGCGCGTTTTCGGCAAAGGTAATGGTGTCGCCCGCCATGGCGATGTAGCTGGCACACGAAATGGCCACGCCATCGACAATCACATCCACCGGCGCGGGGTGGCGCTTCAGCGCGTTGTAGATGGCCAGGCCATCCGGCACCGATCCGCCAAACGAGTTGATGCGCAGGGTAATGCCGGCCACATCCAGCGCGGCAATATCGCGCACGAAATCAGCGGCGATGACGCCGTTTTCGTCCCATTTATCGCCGATGTTGCCGTAGACGTAGATTTCGGCGCGCTCGTCAGCGTCCGCTTTAAGCGCCTTGATCTCGTACCAGGTTGCGGGGTTTTGAGGCATGTCTCGACCATCCTTGAAGTTGGATGGCAGATTGCCGGGTTTGCTGTGCCATTTTTTGCAGGTTTGGCACTTTTTGCGGGGTGGTGGGAATAGTTTGGTGGGAGCGGGCTCCTGCCCGCGATGGGGTTTGTAGGAGCGGGCTCCTGCCCGCGATAGGTCGGGTGGGTGCGCCTCAATCGCGGGCGGGATCCCGCTCCTACAGGCTAGAGCATCAGCAACAGGATGGCCTCGTCATCCTGGCGGCGGGCGATTTTACGTTGCTCTTCGAGCTTGCCGCGCCGGCGGGTAATGCCACGGCGCTTGCGGTGCTGGGCGAGCGGCGGGGCGTTGTGGCCGGTGGCAGACAGCACAGGCTGCGCATAGATCTCGATCTCGCCGCCCCAGGAAACACCCCAGCTCTCAGCCGCCCAGCCTGTCCAAAACGGGGATTCGTACATTACGCTGGACCCCACGGTGTTGCCGGTTGGCCATTACCGGTCAGGGCCACGTCGTTGACCTTCCGTACATCACTGTGGATCGGCGTCACCTGTGCAGCGGCGAGGATGGCGGCGGCAACCGCATCAGCATTGGCATGATAAATTGAGGCCAACATCTGCCCCGCACTAATACCTGGCTCAATTTCATAAGCCCATATCTGCGCGGCAGTGGCACCCGTTCCGGTGCTTGTAGATTCAACTGTACCTGCAAAATCAGCAACATCCGCCCCACTCTCACTGGCCGCAAACATGCCCATGATGCGCAGTTCACCGGAGAATGCGGCGGTATCTGATCCGCTCTCGGTGGCGGCTAATGAGCCTGTGGTGATGATCTCGCCGGAACCGTTGAAGAACGCAGTGTCTGAGCCGGTTTCCGTAGCAGCCAATGAACCTTGGACTAAGGTTTTACCCGTAAATGCTGGAGTGTCTGAGCCGGATTCAGTGACTGACAGAGAGCCTTGGACTAAGGTTTTACCCGTAAATGCGGGAGTGTCTGAGCCAACTTCACTGGCGTTCAGTGCGCCTTGGACAAGTGTTTCGCCTGTCAGGGTAGCCGTGTCATTGCCGGATTCATTGGCTGAGAACAGACCACTTACGAGAACAGCACCTTGCAGTGCAGCAACATCACTGCCTGACTCCGTGGCAGAGAACGACCCGGTAACGTCACCGCCACTTGGCGCACCATCCGGAAGAAGTATGTATTTAATTGGCATAGTCTACGGGGCGAAGATTTGCCAAGGGTTGTCGGAGAGCGACTTTACTTCTGCTGGGCTAAGTGCGCGGCTAAAGAAGAACGCTGCGTAGAAAGTACCGATAAAACCTGTACCAGTGTTTATACTAAGAGTACTTGGTAAAGTGAACCCTCCAGTATTAGAAGCACTGACCCACAACGCACCGTCCCAATACGCTCTTTGACTACCATTTTTAACAGAGAGCGCAATAATGTGTGGTTTCGTGAAGCTCTTTCCCGCTGGAATGGATGCACCAGAAATCCAACGTGAGTTCCAAAAAGCATCGCTATACACCAATCCCCCGTAAGGGAAGTGGTCAACATTTCCCGTTGTTCCAAGCTCCAACCATTCATTATTGCTGGTTGACCCCCTTTCTTGTAGCAACACTACAGTTGCTTCTGATGTTGTATTCGCCCAGCTTGCAACACTGATAGCCGAGTTACCACCAGCTATGTCTTTCAACCCAACACCAAATATTCCATAGCCTTGATTAAGCGGGACTATGTTTGAACCGTAGGTTACAGATACACCTTTCGCTAGTTCCCTTGACACCCGGCGAGTAAAATTCAGCGCCCGTTCTAACCCATTAGTAATTGGATTCCCCCAATCAATCCCAACAGGGACTTGGGGCTGTGAAGTCCAGCGTGTACGTTGTTTAACGACAGGCATTATCAAGCTGCCGTGTAGATAACTTCACTGGTGTAAAGCGCACCACTTGTCAGCGCCACGCCGAGATCATTCTTGGTGATGATCTTGAATTGATCAGGGCAATAGCCCAAGGCAGCGGCGACAGAGAAGGTGGCGCGTTGAGTTGTGCTGGCCGTGTTCATCGGAACTGTGCCGAGGAAACGTAAGTTAGGCTCGTTTGTTGTGGTCGTGCCAGAAGTCGGGCCGGAGCGGAAGTTTGTGCCATCAAGCGACTCACTGATGAAAACAACCAGTTGTTTGTTGCCAGCCGGAGTATTTGTGGTGGCGCATTCGACCTCAACGATCACGTCCTGCGGCTCATTGGTGGCGCAGTTGTAAGCACTCGAAGCACAATAGGTCGCAGAAGCCAGAGTGCCAAGTGAAGAGGAAGTCAGGGATGTGCGGGCGGAAAGTGTTTGTTTTGTGGTAGCCATGATTAGATTCCTTCAAGAGCGTGGGCAACGTCATTAGCCGTGACAACATCAACCTGAACGGCGAGGTCTTTGATTGCGTCTGCTTGGGTCTGGGTCATCGCTCCTGCGGTAGCCAGTGCGTCAATCTGACCACGAACAGAGGCAAGCGATACATCAAGCTCACCGCGCTCAAGCAGATACCACGCCCACTTCAAGGCCGAGTTGGAAGCCTTGATGCTCTCCAGTGTGTCCAGCACGGTGGCTCCATCAGTCGGGCCAAGTGCATCAAGAATGCGTCCAAAACCAATCATGGTGGATACCAGTTTGGTGCGACCCACGGAAAGTGCAGCAGCAATAGCGCCATCGTCACGATTTTGCAGGTCAAAACTGCCTGCGAGGATTTCGTCTTTGAGTGTCATAGCCAATCCTTAAGCGTGAGTGATTGAGCCGAGGGTGATCGTCACCGTCTGACCGCTTGTGATGCTGGTCGAGTCAAGCACGACATCGGTGCCTGATGTGCCAACCGTCAAGCCTGAGATAATCGTCACATCATTGCTATCGGTGATGATGGCGTTGGTGGCAGTACCGGTGCCTGAAGCCGTTGCGGACAGGTCAGGATCAGCATCAAAGGTCAACACGCCTGCACCGGCAGCGGTGCCACAAGGGTCAGTCAGGGTCAGTGTGGCCAAGACGGCGTTTGAGCCATCTCTGATCTTGAGCGTTCCTGCGCCTGCACCACCATCAATCTGAGCGATTACCGCATTCATGCGAGCTACTTTTACTGCGTCTGGATACGTTACAGCCATTTTGGTTTCCTTTAGGTTGGGGGATTAATACTCATCCCATTCAATTGATTTCTGACAATGGCGGTAATCGATACGATCCAGCCAATCGCATAACACCCTGCAAAGCGCACAGGTTTTGACACGCTTGCCCATACGACTACTTAAGGTTTCGTCGGGGTTTCCAGCGAGTAGTGCATTGGCCATCTGGTCAATGCTGATTAAGAGGTTCCAGAAATACTTTTTCATGGCACGAGATGCGGAAAGAGTTTTGCTACAAGCACACCGCCCGCGAACATGATCAGAAGCCACGCGCCCTTCTCAACCAAGCCATCGACCAGCTTCCACTGGCGGCGTTTGCGGACTTCCTTGGCTTCGATCAACTCTCGGGCGTGTTGGCAGAGGCCATCATCACCGTGCTTGTTGAGTACCAAGCTGCAAGCTAGATCGGACTTGCGAAGCTCTTTGACGTATTCATGGTCGGCGTGGTGCGTGTCCGTGTGACCGTTGAGAACAAGTGCCTTGATCTGGTCGTCGGTGCGTTGCAGCTTGCTGATCTCGGAGTGGATTTGAATCATGTGAGCTTGCAGGGTACTGAAGTAAATGTTTGTCTCGTCCTGCATTCGCAGCATCAGCGTGAGTACTACCCGGTATTCCGGTGAGTCAATCTCGGACAACTGCTCCATGATTTCCAACCGCACCTTGCTGTTGGCGCTGGAAGTGTCTGACGCTCGACGATCATACTGGTGTGTATCCATTATTTGCCTTCGTGAAAGTCGATCAAAGCGTCAAGTTGGGCGCGGAGTTCGGCGCAGTTGGCGTTATTTTCGGCGACGATGATGGCGGCGCGATCGGCTGGAACGGTAGAGGTCGCACAAGCAATGCTGCTGGTGGCTTCAGGCAAGGCTTCTGCGCTGCCGGAGGCGTCGTACAGCCGGACAAATTCAGCAGGGAGAGCACTACACCCGCTAAGGCGGCCAGCCCCCAGAACATATCCGCTCCGCTTAGTGGAGTGTGTTCGCTTCCATTGAGAGAACGCCGAAGAAATCTTGTCAGCACGTTGGGTTTCACGATCTAGTTCCTCGATGAATTGTTGAAGCTCGACTGCACGAGCAGCTTCGTGATCTCGATCAGCATGATTGCCGCCAAGAAAGTACCCATAGCCAAAAGCGCCAGCAGCCAGAAGGGCAACGAGAGCAATCCTGCCAATTGGCGAAGTAAAGAAGGTGAGGATCGGCATGTCACTTGTCGTCCCAGTGATGTAGCACGAGGGTGAAGATGCAGATGATTACCACAGTGGCTGCGATGAAGAGCAGGGATTCGGGACTCATACACCCTCCAGACACAGTTTGCGTTCGGCTGCGCGGCGTTTGGTCAGGCCGGGGAGTGACACCATCACTCCGGCCACTCTGGCTTTGTCCCAGCGTGGGAGCTGGTTACACGCGGCGGTGATTTGTCCCGATTTAAGGTAGCGAGCTGCAGTTGATCGGCTAGTGTCACAGGCGATTGTTGGACCAAGATTGTAGGTAGCGTCAGCAAATGCAGCCAATACAGGTTCTGGGAGGCCGGGTGCGCATTTATCCACCGTAGTAACGGCCTCAAGCATGTCTTTCTGGAGGTATGCTTTGCACTCATCGATTGAATACTTCTTTCCCTTGACTACTTCTGGGCCAGTCGTCCCGAAGCACACCGTTAAAATACCGGGTGGATCGAAATAGGCGTATTGCCTCAAGCCTTCTGCCGGGATGGCAATCGCCGTGGCAATCGCCGCTGCTGCCGCGATGCGTTTGTTTCTAGGCGTCTGCACTGGACTTCTCCGGTTGCGCGATCACCCGAGCCAGCAAGGCCGCTGCAGTCACGAATCCACTGAATGCCGCGAAGTAACCACGCGGGATGGTGTCAGCAAACAAGGGCAGCGCCAAGAATCCGGTAATGAATCGGAATGAGGCCAATCGCTTATCGCTCACGGGCTGCGTGGTCAAGAATCGCAGCACGGTCGTGATACCCGCGATGGCGATCAGCGTAATACCTCGGTACGCCTCTGGGATAATCTGGGATTGCATTTCGACCGCGCCAAGGAGGCAATAGCTAGGCTGAACCATAGGGTTTTGGATTTGATGATCGGGTGGATGGTCATGGGTAGAAAACCCGGTTGTGTGATTTAGGTGGGCGCGTGGTGAGGTGGCTCCAGCCGCGTGTGGCGGACGGGTGCTCTATGTACAGGCCGCACTCCACCAGGATGTTCTGGTGTTCCATCAGGCAGTTGTCGATGTCACCGTCCGGGTCGTACAGGTCAACGCCCTGCCCGGTTTTGTGGCTGCTGTTCGGTGCGCCAATGGGGCAGTCCTGCGGCCGCCATCCGCCATTTTTCTCGCCGCTGATCAACGTGCCGGTTTTTGGGTTGGTCTCAAGGTCAACCTGCCCAGTGCGCAGGCAACGCGCCAGGAGTGTGTTTACCCGGCTGATCAGCAGTTCTGCGTTGCTGCGATGGCTCGATGTAATGCCAGGATGGTCCTGGTAGGCCTGGAACAGGTGGTCGACGTCAAGCATCGGTGTCGCGCTCCGTTTGTGTGGTGGTCTTGATGTTGCCGGCCTTGTCGCGTTCGACGGCGGTGGTGGTTTCGCGGGCTGGCAGGCTGACGATTTCGACCTGGCGGATTTCGGCGGCGGCGACGGCGTTGTTGATCGTGACCTGCGGGGTGGGCTGGTCGATCTGGTTGTTGATAATGACCTGCGGGGCGGGTTGCTCTGGTAGCACGGCCTCCATGTTCACCACAGGCGCGGCGACATCAACCTGCACGTCGGGCGATTCGACGGTGACCTGGGTGGCGGGCAGGTGGTTGTGGATTTCTTGCGCGGGCAGGGTGATCGTGGGGGCGGCGACGTTGAACACCGGCGCGGGGGCGCTTGCCATGGCTTTTCCATTGATTTCGGCGGCGCGAATATGGGCGTTGGCCATGGCTTGCGCGGCTTTCAGGCTTGGGTCTTCAGCCGGTGCAGGCGGCGCGGATTGCGCGGCGGCGCTGGGGATGCCGCGTGCGTCTTTTTCGCGCATCCAGCGGGCTTGCTGTTCCAGCACGTCGAGCGGGTTGCCGCCCCGGCGGCGGATGATTTCCGGGCCGCTGGCGTAGGTGTTTTTTTCCAGTGTCTCGAAGGCGGCGGCTTCTTTGGCGGGGTCAATCCAGGGCATCTGCGGGGGCAGGTAGATGGCGTCGTCGAGCGTTTCAAGCCGCACGCCGGCGGGGCGCTTGATCTGGCCGGAGGCGATGGCGACGGCGATAAAGCGTTCGTACACCGGGCGGATGATGCGGCCGATGAATTCGCTGGC